TGCTCGAGCAGCCAGCCCTTCTTGCGATCGAGCAGAAGCTGCCGCGCGGCGTCGGCGCTATATTCGATCAGCTGGCCGTCCAGCTTGATCGGCGTGAACCCCTTGGTTCGCGTCACGATGTTATCGACGTTTTCGGCGCGCAGCTGGTCGAGGCTTTCCTCGTCCTCTTTCCACTTCTTGCCGTTGACCTGCGCCTGGCGCCTGGCCGCGGCTCGCTTCAGAGCGGCCTGCGCGACGCGGTTCGAAAGGTCGACCGTGATCTGATGACCTGGTCCGTAGAACGTCCAGGTCCAACCGACCGGCGCGAGCGTCTTCGGATGCCGGATGACGAGCTCGCCCTCGTCCTGCGCGTCTACGGCCGACAGATCGAAATCAGTCATTGCATTCACCTCTTTTTTGGCTGACGCGCACGTCGCTCTCGCTTGGTTCTCTCGCTTGATCTGTCGTGAGGTAACGAGCCCAATAGAGACTCCGCCAAAACCCCCAAAAAGACTTCGTGGTTTGGACTTTTCAGTTCATCTCTTTTGCGGATTTCGCTTACGACTAGTGAGCGCAAAATCCAGCACGAATGGAGATACTTTTCGCGATTGGAAGCATTGGCGCCGATAATGTCTCTATGCAGTGTCGGATAGTGGAGTTTGCTACAACCTTCGGCCACGGTATCATCCGCGAAGTCGATCGGCGCAATTTTGTGGGCGAAATGATTCCTGATTTCGCCAATACGAATTATTTCCTCTCTGGCGTCACGGTCGTAAAGCCCGAGCGCGTATCCAATGTAGCTTCGGTTGAACAAACCGCCGAGCGGTCCGTCGAATACGCGCTTTGACGTTTTGGGCGAGAGTTCAACGAAGCATTTGCCGATCGACCAATTGAGATGTTCTTCAAGCAGCGAACAAGCAATAATCGCCGCGCCCCTGTCACTCTGAGCGTCAATCTCCGCCTTGACTTCTGCATAGTCGTCAATACTCATCGAGCCGACGACGTGCTTTGATACATCCCGCATTCCTGAGTTCCTCCGTCGAGCAGGTAATAGTCTAAGCCGCCGTGGTCTGGAAAGAGATCATCGTCGGATCGAAACCGTTCGCGGTATAGGTCGCGACGCCGACCAGGCCGGCCGGGATCGCGATGGTTTGCGTGCGCGGGCCGCCCTGCTTGGTGAAGGCCGAGGGATCCACGCTGCCGAGCGTGAAATTCGGGACCGTGATCGACAGAAAATCCTTGGGCTCGGCCGTGTTGTCGACCGCGAGAACGTGCAGCGTGTAGCGCGTCTCCGCGATGAAGTCCGCGAGCCTCGCGAGATCCTTGCGTAGCGCCGCTATATTCATGCTGACCGACAGCGGCGCCGTGAAAACGTCGGGCGAGAATTTCTGGCCGCCGGACCCGAATGTCGCCGGCGCTGACGGCGAGATGTCCAGCGTCAAGTCAAACGACGTCAGTTCGACCAGGTCGATGCCGCCGAGCCGGATAGTCGCGTCGACGACAGAGAACGGCGAGTCGGAAGTCTCTACCGGGTTTGCGAACATCGGCGAGGACCCGGCCGCGAGCGCCTGGATCTGCCCCGTGCCGACCAGCGACGGGTCCGCCATTAGCAGAGTGTTCGCCGAGGACATCGAAAACTTGATCGCGCCCCAGACCGCGTCCTGCACGACGGTTGATTGATCGATGTCGCCCTCATACTCCTCAACCGTGAAATACGACTTGAGCAGCGTCGCCGGATTGATCAGCCGCTTTCCCGGCCTGATCAGCGAGCACGACGTATCCGCGACCGCATTCGCGGTCAGCGTCTCCGCGGTGAAGATTTTCGCGCCCGACAGCGCCGCAACGCGCAGATTGCGATTGTTGTTCGCCGCATCGGGCAAACCCGTCGCGCGGATCACGTCGCCGACGCGAAAGCCCATCGCGATCGGATTGCCGGCCTGCAGGTTGATGCCGTCGACGTCCGTGGTCAGCCCGGTGAAATCGGCCTGCGTCTTTGTGAGGACGTTCGTGTCCCACGTGCTGCGCATGATCGCCTCGATGATCGGATCGAGCGCGCCGAGCGAGGCTTCGGCGCTATACGCTGCCGTGACCTGCTGCGTGCCATGACGGCCGCGCGTCGACATACCGTCTTTGCGGATCTCGGCCGAGGCAATCGCCTGCTTTGCCAGCTTCACGCCAGCGCCGCCGGCGATGCGCAGCACGTTGGCGCCGGCGCCGTTCGCCGGCACGCCGAGGCCGGTTTGCTTCTTATAAGAAACCTGCGCATTCGATCCGGTTTGATAGGTGGTCATTGCCGCGAGCTCCTGGCGTTAGGCGATGAAATAGAATTCAAAGGGGATTGCGACGGTCACGCCGAAAGAATTGCCGTCATCGTCGGATGAACCGCCGCCCTGCACGGATGGCCCGTAACAAACGACCTTGGTATTCGGCTCATCATTGTAAAACGTCGCCGCGCGGAACACGTCGCCAGCCTTGCCGGCAAGCGCGAGGTGATCAGCCAGGCCGAAACCTGTCGGCACATACGTGTGAATGAAGATATGACCCACGGTCAGCCAGGTTTGACTACCCGGCAGACCGACGCCGCGCAGCGTCGTTTGAGCCTGGATCACCTCGAAATAGATCCATGGCTTTGCCGGCGACGGCGGCCAGGGATTTTCCGGCGGGTCCTCGTTTTGATACTTTACCGGCGCCGCATTGAATGCGCCCGCGAACCGCGCGCGCATCGCGGCGACGGCGCCAGCCCAATCAGCCACTACCTGCCCCTGATCTCGATCGCCGGCTGTCTAACCAGCCAATCCCGGCGCGCCTTCTCCGACATGCGCCGACCAGGCCGCAGCCGGCGAGAGAACGCCGCGAAGGCCTGCACGCCGCCGAACCGAACCGGCATGAAAGTGAACTTGACGGCGGCCCGATTGCCGTATCGGCCCGCGACGATCAAAGCGGCGTCCTCATAGACGTGACCTGGAACGGTCATCTTGCGGCGACCCATCTCGATCTTGCGCGCATACGGAACGGGATTGGAGATGTTGATCTGATCACCAGGCCGCCAGGCGCTGACGTCGCTGCCGTCGACGACATGGCCATTCAGGAACACCATGTGGCTGTCGCGGTAGAGCCCCGGATGCTGGTCGCCGACCGAGCCGACCGGTGATCGATCGCGCAGTGTCGCGAACGCGAAATCGACGATGTCCTGCATCGCCGCGTAGCGAAAGATGATCCGCATTCGTCAGGGCACTTTGACGAGCTCGTCACCCTGTCCGCCGGTGACGATCTCCTGCACATCGATCGGGATGATCGCGCTGTTTTGGACCCGGTCATCCTCGGCGCGGATCGCGCGCAGCATCTCCCTGCGCGCCTTGATCAAGGCGTTCTGCTTCGCCTCAAGGATGTTCTGCCGCGCGTTCAGCGGCGCAAAGCCGGTACCCGTCAAGGCGCCCTTGAGCAGCAGACCGGCCTCTTCACTGGTCGAGATCTCGACCGCCTGGTCGAGGCGCCGGCGATAGTCGTCTTCATCCAGAATGCGCACCATGGGCTTTAACCGAATTCAAAATGACTCTGAGAAGCGGGTTTCGAGGTCGCCGGGTCCTATTCAAGGCTCACATCCCCGGGGTGCCCCATGATCCCGCCAATTTGACCAGTCGTGAGGCCGCTACACCTTGGGATCGTGGCCGCTCGTACGCACATGATCGGAGCTCGTTCGATACGGAGTGATTAGGATGCGTTCCGCTTTGGCCTTAGGCCTATTGATCACCCTGTGTGCTTCTGCCAACGCCGAAACGGTGCATCACTTCCGCACGCGCCACCATGTCACCATTCAGCCCAGCCAAGGTATGTGCGTCCCTCCGGGGTGCTACCAGTTTCCAGGCTATCCGCCCTTACCTCTGGAGGCGGTTAGAACCCATGACCCGTCCACCTTCGGAGGCGGTTGACCTGGCAACCCTTCCGCTAGCCTCTGACGGTAAGCTCGAGCGCGATCAGCACGCCGGCGTAACGTCGCGCATCGTCGTCGGGATCGAGGATCGCGAATTCGCGATCGCGAAAGAACAGCTTGTCGGTTGTCAGCACCGGCAGCAGCGCGGACAATGCGACCTTGCCGGCCGGCACCGCGGCATCCGGATCGTTGATCAAGATCACCACACCTTGCGATCGGTCAGCTTAATGTCGCCGACGATGTCCTCAGCGCCGAGCCTGACGACACGGCCGCGCGCGATTGCCTCTTGCACGATGACGCGATTGGCGCCCGTTCCGGCGTATCGGCGGACGGCAATGTCCTCCCCAATTTCCGCGAAAATCGATCTATATCGCTGAAGCACGTCAGCGGCCGTCATCGGCACACCTACAAACAGGCATCTGGCTCTATTCGCTGGCCGCGCGCTTCGTCATCCAGCATGTTCACAAGCAAACTCCTTTCAGGCGACGGCGACAGCCGGCCGGCGAAATGGCGCGATCGAGGCCAGCACCCGTGGTGGCAGCAATCCGGGATCGCCGACCGCGCCAACCCAGAACTGGCGGTCGATGACGCCCGGAATGGATTCCGATCGCAGCGTCGGATCGCGGCCGCGGCTTGCCCAATAATCCGACACCAGCGCGACCACTGCGCCCTCGATCGCATATGCGAGATTGCGGCCGTCCTGGCCCGGCAGGATGAAGCCGCCTATGTAGGCGACGATCACCGACTTGCAGAACCGCCAGGCGCAGGGAATGCCGTCGGTCGAGAGGCGATCGAGCAGACCCGCGTCGGGATCGAGGCGATACTCCGAGGGATCGAGCACGATGTCGTCAACCGTGACGCTAGCGATCGCGGCGACCGGCGTGCGGTTCAGGAACAGCGTCGTCTGCGCCGGATTGCCCAAGTGCGCCACACGAAGCTCGTCATCATGCCAGAACGTCTCCTTGAGGTTCTCCCGCGGCAGCCGCTTGCCGAGCGCCGCCTGGATGTCGGAGGAGGCCTCGGCGATCTTCGCCTCCAGAATCTCGTCATTTGCGTCGGTCGTGATTTGGAGCTCCGCCTTGACGCGCTCAAGCGTCGTCAGCAGTTCGGACTCGGCCGGCGTGACGATCTCGACGATGGAGCGCATCAGGTACCGATCGCGATCCAGTTGACCTTCTTGCCGAAGGTGGAAGCGGCCGCCGGCGTCGGGTCCGTGCCGCCGGTGTTCTGCCACGTCTTGATGATGATCGATCCCGCCGCCGGCGTCCCCGCCTGGTCGCCGATCTGGGCCGTCACCATGAAGGGATTGTCGGTCGGATCGGACTCCAGCGAGGCGACCACGGAGACAACCGTCGAGAGCCCGGTTGCGACCGTGTCCGCGGCGGTCACCGTCGTGAGCTGGCCACGCGCGATCTTCAGCGGCACGCCGCCTTGCGACAGCACCCCGCCGGGCTCGATGTCGAGAACGCCGCCGCTCTTCACGAACATGCGGGCAGCGCCCTGCTCGATGCCCACCTTGACATTCTGCGAATTGGATTGCGCCGTCATCGCGGCCCTCCTATTGACATGTTGACGAGCAGAACGCGCGCGCCAGCGAGAGCGCGCGCGAGACATCTCAGACCGGCGGGTTCGGTGTCGGCCGCATCAGCGGCAGCGTCACCCAGAGGCCGGCCAGAAACACGTTGCCGGTGTTGTTGGCCGGGGTGATCGTGACGCGCTTGTAGCGTTTGCCGCTTGGCCGGAAGCCGAGCTTGAACACCTTGTTGTCGGCGGAGAAGTCGAAGCCCGCCTGCGTCTCTAGGCCGAGCAGATCGCGGTCATCGACCGCGGTGTTGTCGGTCAGAGCGGGGTTTTCGCCCTCCTCCGCCAGCACCGTGAAGGTCGCGTCCGCATCGGTGAGCGCGCCGCACAGGATGATGAATTCCGCGCTCGACAGGCCCTGCATGTCGAGGATCTGCGAAACGAAGGGCGTGTTGTCGGTCGTCGCCGCCGCCGGCGAGATGCCGCGCTTGACGTCGATATTGTCGTGAAGCTCGCGCATGACGAGTTGGCTCCTTGATGTTGGATGTCGGGGAAGAAGGGCCTGCGCAGGTCCTGCGCAGGCTGGCCGCCGCGATCAGGTCGTGAGCAGCTTGATGGCCTCGAAGTTGGTGACGTCGCCGCCGACCCGCTTGCGGGTATAGAACTGCACGAAGGGCTTGGCGCTGTAGGGATCGCGCAGGGTCGAGATGCCGACACGGTCAACGATGGTGTAACCCATCTTGAAGTTGCCGAAGGCGGCCGGCAGCTTGGACGCGCCGACGGCGTCCATGTCGGCGGCCTGGCGCACCTCATAACCAAGAAGGATCGATGGCTTGCCGGCCTGCTGGTTCTGCTGCCAGATGTAACGGCCCTCGCCATCCTTCAGCAGCATGACCTTGCCGACCGTGGCGCGCTGCATCAGCCAATTGGCACCGCCGAGATAGAACTCCTTCAGCGCGGTCAGGATGTTGATCAGGTCGTCCCAGCCGATCAGGCCCGCGGCTGCAGCCGCAATCTGCTCGATCTTGCCGGAGCCGCCCGCGACGTAGGTCCCGCTGGCATAGGTCGTGAAGCCGCGGGGCTTCTTGACGCCATTACCAACCACGAACGCGTTGGCCTCGGTGCGTCCGAACTTGTCGCCGATCTTGTTGCCAAGCCAGGTCTCGACGTTCCAGGCGTTGTCCTCGAGCAGCTTCTGCGTTACCTTCGGATTGGCAAAGAGCTCGTGCACCGGAATGCGCTGCATGCCGGCCTTCGGCGTGCCGGTCTCGGGCCGATCCTCCTGCTCGCCGACCCAGCCGGCCGATGCTTCGTCGTCGTCGCGTGGGTATTCGATCGCATCGGAGGAAATCGTCTCGATGTTGGCGATCGCGCGCATCGGCGAGGTCTCGAACTGCACGCCATTGATGATGGTCCCGATCGCGGGCGTCACCATGTAGCCGCCGTCCGGGTCCGAACCGACGCTCATCGCCTTCGTCTCCGCGCCCTGCAGGCCCTTCTCGTCCTTGCGCAGATAGACCGGGAAGGCCTTGCAGTACGACTTGATCTCCTCGAAATCGACCTTGTCCGGATCGAAATCGGTCTTCAACGCGCCCCTGCGCGCCTTGGCATCACGGACGAAGGCTTCCGCGGCCTTGCGGCCCTCGTCGCCATCACCCCAGCCGCCACCGAGCCGGCCACGATTGAGCTTCTTCTCGATGTCGTCCATCCGCTCGGTCGAGGCCTGCAGCGCGCCTTCGGTCAACGCCTTGACCTTTAGCGCGATCGCGTCGTGCTTCTCCAGCACGCCGGCGGTCAGCGCCTCCATGTCCTTCTTGAACTGCTCGGACGCGGCGAAGGCCTTCGGCGCGTCCTCGGCGATCTTGCGGACATCCGCAAGGTTCTTCTCCATGTTGTCTTTCAGCGACTTGACGTTGTCGCCGATGGACTTGATCTCGCGCTGGGCATCATCCAGCACGTCTTCGATATCGGGCATCTGAGCCTCTTTCCGGATATTGGGGGGTTGCGTTCGGCCGGGCGCGAAGCGCCGGCCACTGTCCGCGTCATCCTCATCCCGAGGCTCTGACGGGTATTGCCGCCGGCCTCATCCCGAGGCTCCGGCGAGGTCTCGCGGTTGGCCCGCGAGATATTTGTTGCGAAGTCTTGCCCAGGTCAGCTGTTTGGAGCGAAGCGGACTGAATATGCTCAACGTGAGTTATTCCGGGTGTGGTAGA